AATTATTAGATACAACATAAGAAACAAATGTAGTATATCCACTTCCACAAAGACCAGTTGCTTGGGATGGTGTGAGAGGATATTTAGGAACAGTGCTAAGCCCTAAATTTAATGGAGGAAGCGTATAGTTTCTGTTTGATTTATATGTCACCGCTGCCAATAATTCTGGGTCAGTAATTACAATAATTTTTAATTTATGATATACTCTTCCGATTATCAATGAAGAAGATGATGTACCATCTCTTAAATATCTATAAGTTGTGTTTGCAAATGTATCGCTAACAGTTGTTCCATAAGAGTCATAAAATGAGGCGCCAAACTTCATTTCTTTTCCAACATCAGAGCCATATGTATTATGCCACATTATATTTGGAATGTCTACTTTAACACTTTTTTCAATTAATTGCTCTGCATATGTATTACCTGTAAACTCATTTGAATAATGAACTATTCCTATTTGTCTAGTTTCGGCCGAAAATCCGAGATACATTTTTGTTCCATTATATTCAATAGAACCATATGTTGTATAGCCGCTAATAGTAGCATCGGCTCCAATTACAGAACTTGTGCGAACTATATTCATATTCCATACACGAGTATTCACCGTAGCGGCTGAACCATAATGCTCTTCTATTGCATTAAATGGATAAAAATATGATTTTATTTGTTGAGACGAGCTTCCCGCAAAGCTAGGAATATTTCTATCAACATCCACAGTTATCCCAGTTGCCCCTATAACTCTATACCACAAGCCAGCTTGCGGCTGCCCTGACATAACAGTACTTGCTGAATTTGTTATTGCTGAGTATTGTACTGGTTCCCAAGGGATATAAACCAAATCTCCTGTAGTCGCTGAGTAACCGCCTGTAGAAAATTGTACTTGTGTTCCCCCGTCTGGTAAAAACGTACTATAATCTATTGTTGACACCCCTAATGCGCTTCCATATCCAGGAGCAACATAAGCATCAATAATAACATATCCATTAGTATTGCCCGAAAAGAATCCAGTGTTTTCAGTCATTGCTGTAACAATCTCCGTAGATGAAGCTAGATTTGTCCTTACTAAAGGTACGTTTGTTGAACCGTCGAAACTTCCCCCAAAAGTGGGAGCACTATCTTTTGGTGCTAAAATTCTATTGTTGCAAATTTCATAACCGCTGTCCCTTGCAATTCCGTAATTAATCTCTCTATCTGATAATGCAACACTTTCAAACTTAAGCCTTCCGAGAGATAGCATTTGACGTCCGACGTCGGTCAGTTTTATATTTATAAATGTTGAAGGCTCTTGTAATAGATAACTCATTTCTTCTGATTTTTATTAAAAATATCTAAAATCACTTTTAAAATAAATAGTTGTGAATAAAAAAAACACAACTACATTTATTTTTGAATTCTTTTTTGTTAATATTTATGAAAAAGAAAAAGACTATTATGGCATTTGGATTACCTGATACTGGAAAAACGATATCTTTGAAATATAAACCTGGACAAGATGCGAGGATTGCTACTACTAAGTCACAATCTATATTTACTTTTGGAGATTATAGACTTGAACGAGGTTTTGATAATGACACTGTATCTGGAGATACGAAACCGTTACAGTTCGATAGTTTCGGAACTTTAGACAATTTAGGCGCTACAAATTTTGAGACGTCTATTTCTTACTTTGTTAAACCAAACGAATTAAATTTAGAAAAAAAAGAACCTACAAATTATCAATACTTTGCTTCTTTTTATATTGAAATTGCTAATTCAATAAATGCAGTCATTGAAGATTTTCCATACGCAGTACTTTGCACGTCTACTAGTGGAGGAAATACAATTTTTAATTATTCTGAGGAAAATAATTTAATATCTTTGAATGTTGTATCAAAATTTAAAATAAGAATTTCAGATTTTATAAACCAAGGAAATGTTAGAATAAATTCAGGTGATACAAGCGGAGATATTAGCGTTCTTCAAAACTACGACCAATTTGCAATTCAACTTAGAAGTGGCTCTTCATCATATCACGAGATAAACACTTGTGTTTTCTCAAGTGATACGGTCAATGGGAATTATTTATATCTTGAGGTTATTGATTCAATGCTTGGTCTTGGCACAACATCCTCTTCGCAAGATGTTTATATAAGACCTACTAAAGAACGATATAGTGATTTTAAAAATGCTTTAAACCCACTGGAACAGCAAGTGTTTCTTAGTGGAACTTTCTATATTCCAGATGTCGAATTGGATGACGATACTGTTTTGGAAGAAACATATATATGGCCAAAGGCTATTGACGGGTTCAACCCTGATTCATCTGGAGATTCTTTTGATACTTTTAAAACTGATATTCTGAAAGCTTCTCAAAATGTTGATGATGCTAAAACTAACATATTTTTAAAAAGTATTATTCCAGAAACTTATTTGGAGGCTGATTCTGATAGACAAATTTTCAGAACAATGATTCAAACATATGCGCAACAATTTGACCAATTAAAACGATATGTTGACGGGATGGCTTATGCATATACTGTTAATTATAACGAAAAAGAAAGTGTACCAAACAAATTTATTTATAAATTAAGTGATTTATTAGGTTGGGAAATGTCTGACGCATTTAATGAACAAGATTTATTTTCATATTTAGTAAGCGAACAGGAAACAGACGAAACCTCATTTTCTTATTTTAATTTAGAAATCTGGAAAAGAATTCTTAATAATATAACTTGGTTATATAAGCGTAAGGGTACTCGAGACGCTATCATGTTTATATTTAATCTTATTGGAGCGCCAGAATGTTTAATAAATCTTAATGAATTTGTTTATGATATTCAAAGATATGTAGCAGTGCAACAGCCTGTACAAAACCCAACTATAGCTCAATCTTTTCAAGCGTTTGGCCTCGGTCAATCTTTAATAGTATCAAGACCAACAAGTGTAGCAACCTCTCCAGCAGTTATAGATACCTACTCAGGTTCATCATCATCATTTTCACCAACAATTACATTAACACCATCAGCAGGGGGAACTCCAACGGGTTCAATATCATCTTTTACAACTGGAAGTACTCCTTCGCCAAGTAAAATAAATGCTCACGGCTATATCAATTATGATGTTAGTAAGTTTATATTTCAAGAAGGAGGCGAAGGGCGAGGAAATGGACAGGATTATATTAACCAGTGGAGACCAGAGTTTGATTTATTAAAAAGACAGGACAACATTAAAGTTCAAACAGGAGACTCTACACACTATGGTACAGAGCATATTGTTAATACAAAAGAAATAGAGATAAATTTTGACGCATCTAAAGCAGTTGAATGCGATGTAAAACAATTTTACGAACAGTCTTGTAGTTGTTGGAACTGGGGAAGTGCATGTCCCCCATTTAGCGCGTTGACAGTACCGTTTTATTACACAATTTCAGATTGTTCGACGGTTCAACCTACAAATATTAGCACAATGACGCTGACCGAGTATTTAAAATATGTATTTACAAATAGTATTAACCCAAGAACTAGAAAAGTTTCTGGATTGCCTCACACAAGCTCTCACTACGCAGAGTTGAAAAAGGTATATATGAATTATTACTATTCTACAACTCCTACAAATAGTCATTTAACAGTAGGTTCAATGGAGGCTTATATGGAATTGTTGGAAGTAAATTTACATACATATATGTTACAATTGTTGCCCGCAACTACTATTTTTGGCACACAGGGAACCGTATATAGAAATCCTTTATTTCACAGACAAAAATTTGTTTACAAAGAGGGAATAAACAACGGGTCAGAGTTTCAAGTAAGATTGCCAATTCAATTAACAAGTGTTCAAACACCTGTTAATTTAACACCGCAGCTTCCAACTATATATGATAATAATATTGAAATAATAAATATTTATGGGAGTGTGTCTCAAGGTATTAATGTTAATTTGTCAGTAGTTCAAACTATCTCCAATGTTAATAAAAATAAAATGGAGGCTATTGTTCCATCAGTAGGAGTTTCAGCAATAGTAAGAGCATCTAATTCAACAATAACTAGAGGATTTGAA